TTTACCACTACCCTCAACAACAAAATTCGTAGCCAGCGAACCCGCAGTCGAGTGCGTCAGGGTATCTGCTTTGAGTGTACCGAAGCTAGGCATTATGCGAGGTCTCCGTGAATAACTAAATGAGTGTAGGGGCTGTCGTATGAGTTAGTACTATCTGCAACATGAATTGTTGTTGACCCTGTGGCTAGTGATGTAGCTTGCTTTGGAACAGCTACAGTGCCAAAATTATTTTCTTGTGTGCCACTTCCACAGTAACTAGCGTTAGCAAAGGTGTTAGTGGGAGTTATTGTGTAGTGTCCTGTTCCGTGATCAGTTAAGCTGGCATTGTTAAAACTGTCACGAGCAGCAATAGTTCCGCTGCCGTTGAAATCTATCCACGCCTTCGCCAGACCCTGCTGCAAGTTTGTGGTCGTGGAGTTGCCTTCACCCGTGACTGCAATAGAGCCAGCAGTGCTAGTACCAGTCAGCGTGTTTACAAGAATGGTACTCATGCGAGGTCTCCGTGAACAGTGCTACTAACAGGTTTATCTTGCAGAGAGCCAGCATGCCCCGCACTGTCCACTCTATGAGATGATGTCGTGGTAGAAAGAATGTAAGTAAAGCCGATGGTGCTAGTGCCAAACCTAGTGCTTGAATATACGTTAATCGCGGCAGAAAAGTTATTTGTGTAGTTTGTATCAAAAGTGCCTGTGCCTTGGTCAGTAATACTGCTTACGTTAAAACCGCTGTCTAGTACGGCATCAGTGCCGTGTGCAGAGCCACATTTTGCAGCCTGTTGATTAGTCAGCGTAGCCGCACCGCCGCCTGTACTCTGGATGGTATCTGCCTTCAACGTACTCATAGCGTCACCAATGTCCCGCCGCTTTCAACGGTCAGGGTCACGCCACTGGCTATAGTGAATGGCCCAGTCACGTTTGCGTTCTCAGTTGCGAGGATGGTTGTGTCGGCAGTCAATGACTGTGCGTTGGTGCGGAACAGACCACCGCCCTTGAAGTTGCCCTTGTTCTGATCGGCGGGTGTGATTGTTTCGCCTTGCGGTGCAAGGTAGTTCACAAAGATATTGTTTGTGCCGCTAGACGGTGCAGCAGTAAATGTGAGTGTCGTGCCATCAGGGATGGTGTAGGCCGACGTGTCCTGTATCACACCGTCAACGGATACCAAGATATCTTGCACGGAGGACACGGCAGTGGTCAGCGTGAACGTCGTGTCACTGCCGTCGCCGTTGAACCGCTGAACCGCTACCGTGCTTTGGAAGTTGTCGGCTACCGGCTGACCAATATAGGGCATCAGGTGATCTCCATAATACTTAGAGCCGCGTCGATCTTGGCGGCGACACTACAGTCGATCTTCAAGACATCTGTGGTTTGCAGTACAACCTTGTTGCCAGCCAGTAGTTCTACCGACGATCCCGCCGGAATCGGAATGTCCTTGACCAGCAAGACCGTCTCGTTGGTTTCCGTGTCGGATGTATCGGACACAAGCTGTACATCAGCGGTCACCTGACTCGTGTGTACGTTACAGAGCATCAAGCCCAAAACGATACTGGTCGTGCTTGACGGCACCGTGTACAGGGTCAGGGGCGTACCGGCACTAGCTGGCATTGCCGCGTTCGTTTTTACTTTGAATGTATTAGCCATCTACTACTCCTTATCATCCAAGCGCAATGGCTAATGCCGTGGCTTCATTCGCTGCGTCTGCTGCGGTTGTTGCACCAATATCTGATAGAACCTCTGACGCCGAGCGGCCTTCGACAGATGTGCCATCAATCCGTAAGAAGTCGTTGTCGGCAACTCCAGATGTGAATGTGGCTACGTTACCATTTCCAATCCCGGAGTCTGCTGTTGTCAGAACCGTGCCGGTAGCATCAGGCAGAGTAATCGTGCGGTCAGCGGTTGGTTCCGCAACGGTGAGGGTAGTTTCGTGATCGTTAAAATTATCACCCTCAAACTGAATATCTACATTCGCACCAAGATAAAGCGTCTTGTAGAACTGATTTGTACCAAATGCCATCCTCTGATAAAGGGTGCTTGAGCCAGCTTCCATTATTTCAAAATCAAGCTGTCCGTCTTCTTCTCCGTCAGAAGCGTCCTCAATTCTCACATCTATACGGGCATACTCAATCTTCTCGTCAGCGTCATTTTCTCCGTGGAACTGTATTTGACCAACATCATCGGCATCGGCAGGAGACGCGCTATTGCGGTAAAGCTGTAACGAGGGCGCGGCACTTGCACCCGCATCCGTGGACGTAAGCCCCAGCGTATCGCCGGAAATACTCACGCCATCGGCTGTCGTCTCCAGCTTCTTGACGTTGTCGTGGTAAACCTCGACTGCGCCGTCTTCGGTAGCCTTCAGCATAGTTTCTGAATTTGCCGCGTTTAACAACGTGATGACGTTGCCAATTATGCGTAACCCGCCTGTACCTGCGTCTTGAATGTAGCTTATGCTTCCGTTGTGGAAAATCTGAAGGTCATTGCCAGCACCAAATACTGCCTTTGCATTGTCAGCGAACTCTAGTGCATCGTCAGACTTGTCGAAGACGATGTTGTTGCTGTCACCTGTAAAGGTTACATCGCCAGTGAACGTACCGCCAGCGAGGGGCATGGCCGCTATATCTGAAAGCACCTCAGAGGCAGAACGACCTTCGATGGCAGTGCCGTCCACCCGTAAGAAGTCATTGTCGGCTACGCCGCTTGTGAACTTCGGAATGTTTGTGTTAGATATGCCGGTGTCCAGCACCGCCGCTGTACCAAGACCAAGGCTGGTTCTAGCCGTCGCGCCAGACTCTGCCACAAAGTTGCTGCCGTCACCTACGATAAAGTTACCGTTTGTTACAGCAAGGCCAGCAACATCCTGTAGCTGCTGATCAAGCCTAGCGTTAGCTACTGTGCCACTAGCAAGGTTACTTGCGTTCAGTGCGGTAAGTGCACTGCCGTTGGCCGCTATGATATTGCCACTCGCATCAAGGAACACCGCCTTCTCTGCTGGCTGGGCGCAGAAGATTGTCTTGGTGCCGGAACTCCAGCTTACTGCGCTATCACTATTGCTGGACTGAAGGATCGTTGTACGAGCTAACGTAGTGCCAGACGATGTATAGGTGCCAATACCAACCTCAAAGTCGGTGCCGTCTGTACAAGAGTAGTATGTCGTGTTGCCATCGCCAACAGACGAGAATGCTTCAAAACCAGTAACGGCACCAGCCAATGTATAAGTGCCAGTGCCGGTGGTGGTAGTCGTCTCTTTGACGCGATCCTTGAGTACCAGTGCCATGTTACTTTAACTCAATTGTGAGGTTCCCTGCGTTGATGCGGAAGATGTCGCCGTCGTCAATCGTTCTGCTGGCATCTAGTGCGCCAACAAACAGGATGTTGCCACTGGACGAGGCGTCCGCAATAAACACATGAGTGATCGTATCGGCAGTAGTGGTGCCTGCCGCCGGAAAGTCGATGTTGGCCGCATTCGTCGCTGTCTGCGTGTCTGTAGAATCAGAGCCAATCGTGGTCCAGTTCGACGCCGTGACCTGCACCCTTGCATAGTTGGTGAAGTCAGCTTCGGTAACAGACCCAGTCTCCGCCGCAGATACCGCAGTCGCCAGTCCGACATAGATGCTGTCACCCGGCGAGGAGAAACTCAACGAGTTGTTCTTAAATATGAAATGCAACAACCTCCGCTCTAGGTAGTTTGTTGCTGCGTTGGATGTAGCCATCTCCTACTCCTTATGTGCGAGGCCGTTCTGGCAAGCCCCTACGATAAGCGTCAGCGTTCTCTCTCGCCTCTGCCAGATCTTTCAGTCTCGAAAGTGCCTCGGTGAACTGCTTGTCATACAACTGAAGCATGTCTGGCTCACCCTTCATGTAAATATACGCCTCGTATAATGAACCGTAAAGCAAGGCATTCGGGGCGTTTGTGCTTAACCAGGTCGTGCCGCTGTCCGCTCCTGCGGTAAGCGAAGCTGGACGGTAAAAGTAATGAAACTCACAGACGTAGTTACTGTCTGGAGTCGGCGCCAGGATCATGTTGTCTACATCAAATCTGGCGTAATACTTGGGTGTGCCGGTCGTGGCCGAGTTAGGATTGTACTCTTGGATGAAGTTCACGTCCTTTTGCAGCAGAAACTCTTTAGAACTGCTGTTCGTTATGGACAACGAGAAAGAGGCTAAAAAGTCTGTTGGCAACGACAAGAATGGGTCATTCTGCGAAACCGCACTTGTGGCGTTTTTGCGGAAATACTCAAGATCAACCAGGTAGAATATGCGATCTTCAGCGGAGCGTATGAAGTCGTCTAAATTGGAGACAAAGGCAGTCTCTGTATTCTCGGTGTATTCCTGTATTGCAGTCTTTAGCTGTGCAAAAGTATACGCCATCTACGCCTCCAAAGTCACCGGCCCGGCAGTCGCATTTTCACCACCCCCGCGTTGATTACCCGTGGTGGCGGTGCCGGACGAGGCCGTAAAGGTATAGAGGTTAGTATCCGTGACAGTAATCGAATAACCACTAGAACTCTCCAAGACCGCTTGAGTAAAGCCATCAAATCCGGTTATTTTTCTAAACCTTACAGTATCTCCCGTAGTGCGTCCATGCGAAGGCTCAATAACTGTTATGACAGCACTGCCAGAGGAACTTGAAAGAAGTGGGTTTGCTGGCAATAATCTAGCTACAGAGACTTCGTCCCTCTGATCTGGCCTGGGGTCATGTAATGCTTGTGGATCCGGGCCAACACGAATTGGTTCAAGTTGTGGGTGCTTCGCCTCAAACTCGTCTCGACCAACCTTAGAGCCATTCCACTCCTTGACCATTTCAACGAGTCGATACCTGAACCCAGATCGATCTGATATCCCATGAGCATCTTTTCCAGAAGCAAACCGTGACATCAATTCACCCTTAGATACTGCATGCTAGGCTGTAGCTTCAAAGCCACACGATCCTCGTCTTCATCCGCTGCGCGTTGGAATTCTTCCTCATACACAGTTTTTAAAAGCTGAACACGTTCGGGAGCTTTTTTCAGTGCCGTATAATAAGCAAGACCAGCCACCATGCATGGAAGGAATCGAAAAGGGGCATCTGTTGTGTTGACCAAAGCGTCCGCGTCTTCAATCCGCCGGACATAATAGTAGATAAGACTGTCACTAGAACTATCCGGAGTGGGCCATAGAGTTATTTCCGGAGAGATTTGACGATTATAGTAAAACTGACTCGGTCTTCCTGTCTGATCTTTATTGGGTATGTGTAGGTAATCACTTCTAGACATACGATCTAGTTGGAAATCTGTGCCACTCCTACGAATCACGACTTCGAGCAAGTCGGTGTGCGTAGCATCAAACGTATATGTCGCAGTGCCAGAGGTCAGAGATTGTGTGGCTTGTTTAACTGTCCACAGATTTAGACCGCGATTGGCCCAATCAGCAAACATCAGGTTCAAGGAACGTCGAGCCGTGCGTGCATCGTAACCAGTGCGAACCTCAAGGCCGCACCGTTCGTATGCCTCTTCTATGATCTCGGCGACATCGAGATCAAAGTCCCTTGAACCTGATGTAGTCATTTTTTATCTCCCGCATACAGATTATCGAAAATCTGATTTACGTCCAAAGTATAGTCTAGATCAGACTTGGAATAGTGGACATGCTGCGAAGGTCTGAAGTCAGGAGCACCTGACCCTGTCTCGAACCATGCCGGGTGTGTCACCCGCACTCTGTTGTTAGGCAGAGCGATTATATTCCCTGTCCATTTTCCCGCATCCAACAACTCTAGCACATGACTTTGTTTGTGTTGGGCAGGATCGTCAGCTACCTCACTTTCAGTGTAATCCACTGTGAAATAGTATTTTGCCGGATACATCTCCCCGTCTACCTTTGCTAGCCAAGGACACGGCTGTGCCCTGTCCAACACATAGACTGCATGAGTATGAGACATACAATCCCAAGGCTGGGCGTAATGAACCGGCATTGGTTCAGGCCATTCATCTAGCGGCGTATCACCAACTAATGCTGTTATGGGCATCCTTGCCCACATTGCGCCTCCGTGGACGTTGTCTTCACCGGTGTCGTCCACCTCACACCCGGTGAAGATTGTTTGAAAACTCAAGCAGCGATTAGGCATCGCTGTGACGGCTATAGCCATCGCGTGAAGAAAGTCCCCGTGGTGGTCGTCATGATTGCAGGTATACTCTCTCCGCACCCAGCACTTGAAGTGCGGGATGTTACTCTGAAGGAATGCCACGTTTTACCTGCTCCTGCTTGCTCCGCCACGACGCATCTTTTTAACGCCACCACGAGCCATGCCTTTTTTCTTCATAGCACCGCCACGAGCGTAGCCTTTTTTCTTCATAGCACCACCCGCTTTCCGCTTGGCAACGCCGCCGCGCTTCATGCCTTTTTTCTTCATGGCACCACCGCGCTTCATGCCTTTTTTCTTCATAGCAC